CAGAACAATATTCGCCGCGCCTTTCACAACCACCTGTTCCAAGTCATGAGCGAAATTCCTCCTGGAAAGGAAGTGACTGCGACGGAGATCGTGCAACGGCAACGGGATCAACTCCCTGCGTTCTCGCCGACCTTCGCCGCCAAGATGGTCGAGGTGTTCAATCCGCTGGGCCGAAGAGCGTTTGGCGCCCTGCTACGCATGCAGGCATTCCCTCCACCTCCCAAGCAATTGCAGATCCAGATGGAGAACGGGGTCCACATCCCCGACCCTCGCATGGTCTACTCTTCCCGGATGGCATTGCAGATTGAGGCACTCGAGAATGAATCATTCGGTCGATACTTTGAATCGCTGGGTGCATTCGCTCAACTGAACCCCGGTGTGATCGATCACGTAAACTGGGACGCAGCAGTCCGCGAATACGGAAGGAACGAAGGGGTGCCGGAGAGTTGGATCATGCCGGAGTCTGATGTCCGCCGGATGCGCGAAGCAAGAGCGGAAGAGCAGGCGCGTTTGCAGGAGCAGGAGCAGGCATTGCAGGAGTCACAAGCGGTGAAGAATGAGTCGGAAGCAGTCAAGAACATGGAACAGGTCGCGGCGTAACGGATGAACATCAGCGAAAGAGTGGCATCCCCTCGGGTAGGGGAAAAGCCCCAGGATCACAAGAGACGACAGGAGAGATTCGCGAAGGCATGCAAAGAGATTCTCAACACCCCGGAGGGACGCATTATCCTGGGTGAACTTGTCCAATCGACGCATCCGATGCAGCCGAGATTCCATGAATCACTTTCGACATCACAATCAGCATTTCTGGACGGGGAGATTTCAACCCTCTCCTTCCTAATACACACAAGCAACAACACGGATTTACTCCAATTACCACCAGCATTAATCGATAAGACATGAGTGAACAACTTACACGCCAGGAAATGGTCGATATTCTCCACGGGGAGGGCATCAAGGCCAATGTGAACGAGGGAGTCGACGCACTACGCGTAAAGCTCGAAGAGAATAACCTCATGCCAGATGAGTCCCTGCCGGCGCCGGTTGCCGGTGGTGATGTGGTGGAAGAGATTTCCGAAGAGGAGGGCGGGGACGTTGAATCCCGCACCGCAAGCGAACCCGTCCCCTCGGAGGAGACCAACAAGGTGGTCAACGACGACGACGACATCACCATCTCGCGACGGGAACTGAAGCGCCTGAAGGATGCATCGGAATTCGAGGAGAAGCAGGAGCGGGACGCAGAACGCAAGCGGGAGATTCTCGGTGAGCGTGAGACAGGGAAGTCAGAGTATGACCTCGACGACCTGGAAGACGACGATGCACCGGATCCGACCGTCAACCTCTCGGCTCAGTTCGAGGGCGAGAATGGCGAAGTGAAACCCGGCGATGTCGGAGTCACGATGCGCGAGGACATTGCCTCCGGATGCCCGATGCCGGACAAGATGCTGGGGGACAAGGATCCCCTGGTGATTGCATGGCGGAAGAAGAACTGGGGAGCGAAGAAGTTTCGCCGGGTCTACGGGCGCCGCCGCGGCCAATTCTAGTCGACAGATTGAACAACAACAGAAGGAGAATAGATGTGGAAAAGAGCAATACAAGGATTCCCGAGATTTCATGAAGAGGAGAGTGGTGGAGGCGGCGACGGTGGAGGTGCCGGTGATGCTGCTGCTGCTGCTGCTGCTGGTGATGCTGGTGCCGACCAGGGCGGAGGCAACGGTGGATCCTCGCCGGCCGGAATCTTCAAAGAGGAGGGCAGCCTGGAGTTCCGGGAGAATTGGTATGACGGGATCGAATCCCTCAAAGGACATGAGAACTACCTCCAGCAGTTTTCATCCTTCGACAAGATGGTGCAGTCCGGACGGGACTTCATGTCCAAATACCGAGAGAAGACAGATCACCTTCTGGAGATCCCCAGCGAGGAGTCGCCTGAAGAGGTTGTGGCGGCCTATCGGGAAAAGATGGGCATCCCGGACGCTCCTGAAAAGTATGAGATCAAGCCGGACGATGGTATCATGCCCGAGGGTAGCGAGATCGAAGCTGAGAAAATTAAAGCCTTCGAGGCATTCGCAGCAGAGACTGGCGCCCCGAAAGAACTTGCTCAGAAGATGTTCAACTACTTCCTGAAGGCGGACATCAAGGAATTCGAGACCCTACAGCATCAGGAGCAGCAAGAGGCGCAGGAGGCTGAGAAGCACCTGCAAGAAACCTGGGGGCGCGACTACGAGAAGAAGTCCGCACAGGTGAAGCACCTCGCCAATGAATTCGGTATGGCGCCGGAGGATCAGGAGGCATTGAAGATCCCCGGAGTGGCTAAACTGCTCGGGGCAATTGCCGGCAGGGTCCAGGAGGGCAAGGTGACCGAAGAGTTGGGAACACCGACCGATATGTCGTTCGGAGCGCAGGCAAAGTCGATCATTCACGACAAGAGCAATGCGCAATATGATGCGTATCACAACGGGTCTCACCCGGACAACAAGATGGTCAGAGAGAAGGTTCGGAACCTCTTGAAACAATCCGTTGACAGTGGAGAGCCGCAACGATAGTATTCCAGCGTTACGCCGACCTTTGAACAGTCTCGTTTCGTCATCACGCCCTCCCTCTGGAAAGCAGTTCCCAGGGGGAGGGCTTTTTTTTCTTGCCATAGTGACCGGTTTGGGCTTATCGTCTCCATAGCTCAGTAGCGGCCCTATTCAGGCATACCGGCACAGAGTTCTCACCGTTCCCGAAACGGCCTCTTGAGAGCCTACCGATTCGAGGGTGAAGCAACCACTTAGAACCTGAATAAAACACAATGGCATTATCTCCATCTTTGGAGATCCCAGAACACTACCGGCGCGAGTTCGCCGAAAACTGGGATCACAATGTGAATCAGGAGATCCAACGACTCGGGAATCGCGTTCGCGTTGATAACTGGGCCGGCAAAAGCAAAGTCTACAACGACATCGATGAAGTCGAGTGGACGGAGCGAACGGGTCGCCTGACGAACTCCACCCTCACTGAGGTCACGGGAAAAGCACGGGAAGCGGTAAAACGCGACTTTAAGTGCCAAGTCGTATTCGACCAAGTCGACGACGATTTTCTCGGAATGTTGGGCCAACCGGATTCGGAAGTGCAGGAAGAAATGCGCCGCGCGTGGAACCGAAAGGTTGACACACTTGTCGCTCTCGCCTGTGACCAGACCGAATACGGTGGCGCGGAATCCTATACCGATGCAATCGATCTCCCGTCCTCTCAGCAGGTCGGAGTCCAGTTCGGAGAGTCTCCTGCCGCTAACATCGGCATGACTCCATCGAAGCTGGAAGAGGCAGTTCGCATTCTCGAAACCTATGACATTTTCTGCGACGAAGAAGAGATCGCAGTCGCCATGGGACCAGCAGAGAAACGTGACCTGCTCCAGTATCTCAAGACGGCAACGAACGAGGTCTGGGCGAACATGATCGGTGCATGGCACGAAGGCAAAGAGAAGAAACTCTACGGCATGGATGTGATCATCACGAACCGACTTCAACACTCGAGTTCGACTGATATTGCGACCTGCTTTGTCTACTCGAAAGAGCGAGGTCTGATTGTTGTCCCTGACGACATGAAGATCAAGTTCGATGAGCGAGCAGACCTGGATCACGCGATTCAGATCAGCGCATACAGCAAATACTGTGTGCTTCGCCGGTTCGAGAAAACTGTCGTGACCATCGCCTGCGATCGTTCGCCTTAATCGGTAGCGGTTCAACATTAACAGAAAGGAATTTTTGAATCATGGCATTTCTCACTGACCACCCACTCTACACATCCCAGCAGAATCGGAAGAAGACTCGCAACGCGATGCCCTCCCACCGGACTCTGGTGCATGCTGAACGGGTTGCCAAACCGGCAGCCTACACGTTTGACGCGACTCCATCCGGGGACGACGACATCCGACTCTGTTTCCTTCCGGCTAAGACGGCCTATGTCGTCCCGGAAAAGTGTCGGGTAACGTCCTTGAACGGGGCAATCAACGGAAGCTTTCGCCTCGAGAAACTCGGGACCGATGGCACCACTGTCACAGCACTGACCGGTGCGGTCGCAGTGAATGACGACTCTGTCGCCTTCACGCGTCCCTCTGGCAATGCGCTAGTCCAGGTCAACGAAGGGGAACTCCTGATCCTCACCATCACTGCCGTTACGGCAATCGTGAGCGGTGACATCGTGGAAGTCCTCATCAGCTATCTGGACGAGGAAATGGGATAATTCTTCCCACATCACCCACCTGATGGGCGCCTCGGGGACTTATCCACCTCGAGGCGCTTTCCCCGCTGATGAGTTACACCGACACGACGATCGCAAACCTGGCACTATCTCATCTCGGGCAGAGCGGGATTGTCGCCTATACGGAGAACTCACCGAAGGCGGACAAGGTTCGTAGGATTTACCCACTGTGTAGGGATGCTCTTCTGCGGTCTCACCCGTGGAACTTTGCAATCACCCGAGCGGTTCTGACTGCGTCAGCTACGGCACCCACATTCGGGCCGGCCTACTCCTACCCACTCCCGTCTGACTGCCTTCGCATTGTCACTCTCAACGGACAGGAAGCATTCATGAATCAGGCATTCTACTCGATCGAGAGTGGCAACCTGATCACAAAAGCGGACTCCGCCAAGGTCACATACATCCGGAGAGTGACCGATCCAGCGGAGTTCGATGAGACGTTCATCGAGGCATTCAGCCTGAAACTGGGGCATATGCTTGCCCAGATTTTGACGCAAGACTCTGAGAAGGAGGCAATGCTGTTGGCGAAGTTCAGCGAGATGGCATTGCCAGAAGCACAGCAAACGAACGCGCAGGAAGACGACCCGGAGGTCATCCCGCCATTTGCGACCAGCAGGACATGGAGCAGACGTTCTCGGCATGGAACCGGGTATTTCGACTCTGACTGGTGAAGACGCTATCCCCCATTCCAAATAGTCAGCCTGCATCAGAAGAGCGCCGGCTCGATGACAATATCATTGGCGAGGGCAAGGAGCATTTCGGATGGCGCCTCCCTCCGAAGTTTCTCTGGTGTGATGGATCGGCATACTCGTCGAGACTCAGTGGAGGGTATTCGGAACTTGCTCGGGAGATCGGGAAGGGTGAGGTAGTCGGGGCATTCTCAGACATAGAAGCTTTCTCTGTTCAGTGGTCGCTTGGATTAACCACGCTTACGACATCTTTCCCGCATACCCTCGTTGTGGGTGATATTATGTTTATGTCCGGGGCATCCAGTTTCACCGGAGGCTGGACTTCTGCGGTCGGGTTCTCCGATTTTGCGCATGCACCGTTGATTGTACTCACGACTCCTACTGACCGGACGTTGACGGTCACATCACCCCTCAACAGTGCCTTCCCTGGCGCAATAACTGCGATCGGGTCTTCCGGCAGTTCCTGGTCGACGACATTCAATGTTCCGGATTGTCGCGATCGGGTCGGAGTGGGGAGGGGAAACATGGGTGGAACTGATGCAGCAGTCATCGGCACGGAGAACACCATCCACCTGAATCACCAGTTCGGCGAGGACGCGCATTTGCTCACGGGTCAGGAGTCGGGAGTCCAGAACCATACCCACCCCTACGTGGACCGCTACGACCAGGGAACCGACGCAGACGGAAATGGTGGTAAGGCCCGAAATAACGATATTGTTACCGACAACAGAACCACAAGCGGTTCCGGAAATATTGATGCGGTCGAAGCTCACAACAACCTCCAACCGTCCTACATCTGCAACAAGATCATTCGTTATCTACGATAATGGCTCTCCACATTCTCAGAAACTCTTGTGCTGCCGGGGAATTCTCTCCTCTGCTTGATACCCGTGGAGACCTCCCGAAGTTTCCAACTGGGTGCCGCATCCTTCGCAATTTCTTTCCGCGGATCTACGGCACAGCTCAACGCCGGCCAGGGATGCTCTACGAAGGCACCCTGCTAGGTAACGCACGACTCATTGCATTCAGACCGACCGCAGCAAGGCAGTTCGTCCTTGAACTCTCCGCACTGAAGATGGAGGTCTGGGACGACGACGGGTCCAAGGTTTCTGGCGTCTCCCTGACGACCCCATACCTGGAGACCGAACTGTTCGAGGTGCAGATGAAGCAACTGAACAACATCGCATTCTTCACCCACCCAAATCACCCACCCTACGAGTTGACTCTCACGGTCGACGGGTCGGGCAATGATTCATGGACGATGGTCGAGACGGTGTTTGATTGGCCGCCGATGAGGCAACGCAACGAGTCGGACATCACGGTCACGGCATCAGGGACCACCGGTAGTGTTACTCTCACCTTTTCTGACGATGTTTTCCTCGACTCTCCTACTCTGAACGACCACATCGGAATGGCAGTTGAGGTGACGCACCGGCGGCCTCAAGTCTCGGAGACCCTTGCACTCGATGCAACGGCAGATTCCTCTTCCATCACGGTAGTGGGAGACTACACCCTGACAACGTATGGGACATGGGAGGGGTCGCTGGATGTGGAGGTCAAGAACCTCAACGGGGGATGGGACACGATTCGGTCGTTCGAGTCACCGGCAGACGCTCTGCGAAACATCGCATGGAAAGCAACAAGCGAGAAACCAAGTGAGATCCGGATGTCCTATACAACGGTCTCCCACCAGGGGAACCCGTCCGCGGTTCTGGAGGTAGAAGACTCCGAATACACAGGATGGGCGGAAATCACTGCGATGACCGATCGTGCTATCTGCACCGCAACGGTAAAGACGGCACTTTTCGGAACCGGAGCGACCGACATATTCAGACTGGGAAGTTTCTCGCCGGCTACCGGATACCCACGGGCCTGCACGTTTCATGAGCAACGCTTGGTGTTCGCCGGCACAAACGCCCAGCCAAATACGACTTGGCTCTCCCGAACGAACGACTTCCGGTGGTTTCGATACGGTGCCTACGACGACGACGCGATCGGTTTCACGCTATCGGCTGACGACTCTTCCCCGATCCAGTCGATGCTGTCGCATGTCGCTCTCCTC